ACGTCCAAGAGTCCGTAACACCCGGTAAGTTGGTAAACGAAACAGCGCTCGTAATGTCGTTAAGAATCTCATTGCTTACTACCTTGCTGTGATACATGATGCGCCCGCTCGTCACATCCGGGTCATGCGTGTATGTCGTTGTCGTCGTGTCATTGAACGCGTACCCAATGTACGCCCTGACACGTCGATTGCGTATCAATACGCCGTCAAAGTCGCCGCCTGTGTCTGGGGAGTACTTCTCCGCTTTATTATCAATGCTACAATCCAGAGAGTTTGCCGGTGGAATAGTTGCGAACCGTCCATAAACTTTATTCTGATTGCTCTTTGCAACCGTCAGGCTTTTTAGGTCTGCCAGTGAGTACCAAGCGTCCGTCGCCTCGTCATAATAATCCAACTGTACCAGCGGCTTAGACCGGCTCCCGTTGACAATATCGTATAACAGGTACTCAGTGCGAGCCGCTGTCGATGCTGACTTCATCCGATGACTTCCTCGTATGTGCAGGTAACGTAGTACACCATCTCTCCATCGTATGACCGCTCCTCAATAACAGGTGCCTCCGCTGTAACAGTCATTGCAGCAGCCGTTGAACGGTTATACAATTTCCGTCCTGGAGTGTATGTGAGCGATTGGGTAAAGTTCGCCAGGATTGAATTGAGCGCTGTGAGTTGCGTCTGTGTCAGCCGGTGCTTTGACGTAATGCGCAGCCGTGCGCTGTCTGCCTGCTGCTTGACCACGCCGCCGATGGTAATGACCTGCGAACTATTCCATAACGGGTCGGCTGTTTCCTGTGCTTTCGTGTCGGTGAATGTGGTCACGCCGTCTGTAAGTATCATGCCAGTACTCCATTGTTTCTCATGTATCGATTGAGTTGGTCGACGAATTGCGCCGGGCTGTCTGTCTTGACCGTGCCGATATTCACTGTCACATTTCGCCCGCCGTTTGGTACAATCGTTCCGTCGGTTCGCGGTACGAACATCTCCGGCCCGCGCTCCCCGACCATGTATGGTTTCTGTGCGAAAACTGGACCGCCTTCAGCGCGTCTACCTGCAATGGCGCGCCCGATTGCACCGCCGATAATTGCTGCCCCAACTGGTCCCGGTGGTAAACCGAGAAGCGGCATTAATGCAGGTGCAAGTATAGGGGATGCCGCCGTTATACCAATTGCCGCGCCTCCTGCTGTACCCTGTCTATTGCGCTCTGTCCCTTCAGCGGCTGAAATAGTTCCCTGACTTTCAGTTTGCGTAAATCCGCGCTGTTCCGCGCCTTCATCACTCATCCACGCCTTCCGCATGTCAACGAACGCCTGTATCACCTTCGGGATTGAAGCTGTACCGATTGCCTCGAGTATCTTTGAAATGTCTGTCAGTATCACGCCGAAACGATATAGCGGGGAGCCTTCTTTCGCGTTCTCTGTAATCAATTCTCCCCATGCGCCGAACGCCTGAGCGGCAAGGTTGAACGCAAGTTTTATCATACTGATTACATTCATCACCGCTGTCAATGATAATGCAAGCCGATCCAATGCATCAGCCTGTGCGTTTGCCTCCTGTTTCCCTTCCTTATGTTTCAATTTCAATTCTTTCAATGCTCTATTTGTCTCTCCTATCTTGATAATCGAATTTGCCATTGCACCGGCTGGACCGTAGATTTCACCCAGCACCCCGCCAAACGCATTGGCTGCTGCGAAGTTAGCACGTATTTCTGTTGTCAGGTCTTTTGATCCTTCCTTTACTTCATCCTGTTTATTTTCTACGCCTTCAAGCGCACCTTCGAATTGTGCCATAACTCCAGCAGCGTCACTGGTAGCGCCTGCTGTTTTTTGTGTCTCTGCTTGTAATTTTTTACTTACTTCGACAGCTTCAGACTGTAAACTATTCAGCCTTTCAAGTCGTCCATTTTGCCTACCTTCCTCTATACCGAGCGCTGCTTTCGATCGCGTTAATTGACTTTCCAAGTCAAGTAATTTTTTATTATCTTCTCTTCTTATTCCATTCTGTGTATTATACTCTTGCTCTTTTTTTATTAAATCTTCTAACTGCAATATAACTTTTTTATGATAATCAATTTTTTTCTGTAATGATTTTACGTCGTCTTCAATCAGATTTTTTTCTTTTTCTATTTCCCTGTTCAATACTGCAAGTCTCTTCGTTAGTTTCTCTGCTTCAGGCATATTCATTTTCGCGGCAAGTAAAACAAGCCCTGCTGCAAGTGCCGCCGCTGCAATTCCTACCGGGCCGAATGCAAGGTTTAGAGCCGCAACAATAGGTATCAAAATTGTGATAGCAACCGCGACAAGTTTCAATTGTGAAGGCAATGCTTTAAACAATTTTAGTATTTCAGTAATTGTCGGGATTATTTTTCCTGCAAGTTCTTCCTGAGCATCTCCCCATTCATTTGCGAATTGTTTTATTGCGCCTGATCCTCCTGCTGCTGCTCGTGCAGTCCCTCCCATCTGTACATTCAATTCTTTCAGTATTATTGCCTGTGCTGATGCTATATCATTTGCTTTTACAAATGCTTTTATTTGATTTTCCTGTTGCTCTGATAATTGCACACCAACTCTTTTCAATGCCGATACACCCTCTACCGGGTCATTCAATGCCTTCCCAAGTTGAATAGATGCTGCCTGTAAGTCGCCCCCCATACTCTGTGCCATGTCGAGCATCGCCTCTGTGGCCTGTGGAAATATATCACCTCCTATTTTTGTAAAAGTCAACAGCATATTTTGACCCATCAAAATTGCATCATCGCCGAACGTTGTCACGCTCTGCAATTCCTTTGCCATTTTTTGTATTTGTTCTGCTGTAAGTCCTGCGGCATTCCCTGTACTTTTCAACCTTGCTTCAAGTTGTCTCTGTGCTTGATCGCCTTCCTCATATGCTGTTATAAGTGATCTAACTTGTTTCACTGTCGCGGCAACTGCTATACCAATTCCAACCCATGCGGCTTTTACTCTGTCACCCATTCGTTTAAAAGCATTCTCTGTTTTCTTCGGTGCCTCTTCCCCTTCCTTCCCGATCTTTTTCAGTGCGTCAACGGCAGCCTGCGCGTTTTTCAGTGCAATCTCAATCTCAATCTTGTCGTCTGCCATTTTGATTGTCCTGTTGCTCGTTATACCACTGCGCGTATTGATAGACTATGCGTACCGGGGTACGACCAATCTGTTGCCATTCCTGTCCAGCTTGAAACTGCGCCATGAAGAATTGTAACCATCCGTCTGTTTGAGCGTTGTCCCCCTCGCCAGAAAACTGTTTTTTTTTTCCACTGTTTGCCAGAAGTCATTGATCTGTTCGAAAACATCCATAGTCCAGACGTAATCTTTGGCGCATTTCTCTTTCAATGCTTTTTCAAACCCGCCGCGCTTGTTGACGTGCTTCAACGAAAGTCGATACAGTATCTTAATTGCGCGATTGTACACCGCGATTTCCCGAACATGGACAACCTGTTTTTCGATGAAGTATTTCAGTTTCTGCTCTGCTGTCCTGTCCTTGTCGGCTATGTCATTCAATCGCACCCAGTCCATGAGTTGCCGAATTATTTGATAATATCCTGCAATAACTCCTATATAATAAGTGCATTCCGTTACCGAAACCATCGGAATGCAGACAGCATATTTCCCCAACTGGAAATTGATTGTCTTCCCCTGCATTGTCTCAATGAACATGCGGGGTGGATTTTGCTCTATGCCCGAAGTGTCAACGTACCTGATCTCCGGCTTCAATGCGCGCTGTCGTGCCTCACTGAGCCGGATTATCAGATAGAAGATTATCAGGCATAGCCCGAAACAGGCCGCAATCGCTACCTGCTCCAGACTATACCCAAACACTTACGCCAGCCTTTTGGTGTACACCATGTCAGCGCCGACCGGGTAGAATGCGTCGGCCAAGATGTCACCATTGAAGTTGATCATCTTATGCCCGCTTGCCGCGTCGCCGAACAGCGAGCCATTGGCAGAGAATTGTACCTGCCTGATGACCGTCCAGTTATGCTTTCCGCCACGGTCTATGCTGTCAATTGCCAGCCGATACGTGCCACGCGTCGGAGAGGTACCAACCGCGAAACTGCTATTCGTGCCGCTGTTGAGACCGTAACTGATGCCGCCAAGGATTGCCATTGCAATGTCTTTGTTGACGTTGTTGAGGTGTCCGCCGGCAATGGTCCCAGTGCGTTCCCGGACATCAGAGAATTGCAAGCGCAGCGGGAAGCCGTTCTTGAATTTCATGATGTCGTCGGTGATCTGGATATCCACCGCCTCTGCGTATCCAAGGTACGGGCCATAGATTTGACCGCTTACACTTGACGGAGTGAGCGCGTAGAAACTGTACGTCGCGCCCGGTGTCAATGTCGCAGCCGTTGTCTCATCTTCGTCGAGCAGGCAGGCAGTCTCATCAAACGTAATAGCTGCCGCCGTGTTTGACACGATGAGCGCCGAGGCTGCTTTGTTGTTTGCGTCATAGATAATCAGGTTCTTTGCCACTGTCGAGGCGAAGTCGTTGACCGTCCATGCCGGTGAAGTCGCAGGGGTGAGCGTGCTGGTTCCGGTGGTCGTGTTTGCGTATACGCCGGTACCCTGATAGACGAGTTCCTGAATGTACCAGTCCCCAACACCAGGAATGACTTTTTTTTTGAGCGTCGAGTCGGTTTTGTCGGTGAAAAAAGTTTTGATTGCCATGATGGCTCCTTATGGTATGTATCTCAAACGATACGGTATTGAAATTGAGAATATGTTTTCCTCATAGGTCATTGTCCCTCCGTCGCCGAATGTATCGCCCTCTTTTTGTTTGAACTCTCGCAGCTTATCGAGTAAACGCATGAGAATTGACAGGGCTTCATGTTCAGCTTTCCGGTCGACAATGATTTTTAACGTTACTGACAGAGAGAGAGACACGTCCCAAGCGGCAAGATGGGAAATGCTAAAATCAGAATTCGGGATAATCTGAACATGCGGGTATTCGTCAGGTGTAATATCACGCAGCCCGAATGATGCTTTAACCGAGCAGTTGCGCCCGATGAAAGTTTTGAGTTCGTCGAATACTTCAATCATCTGACTATTTTAATTGTGGTCATGTTCGGTCTGTCGCCGTCTTCCGCGTCGCTGATCTGTCCGTCCTCGTCCTTGTCATACGGTTCAGACAATCCAGAGAGAGAAGTTTTATACTGTTCCCGAAACTCATTAGCGCGGCGTGACCATTTGTCGTTGTCTTCCTCTGACTGTGAAAAGCAATATATTTCAAGCGCCTTGAAAATTGTCAGATTGTGAACTGCTGATGCGTCTATATATTGCGCAGCTGTCCCAGTATACGCCGTCATTTTTGATCGAACGTCTCTGATAATATGCTGATCGAATGCCGTATCTATGATGGTTTGGAATGACGGTCTGATTGTATATGGCGTGCCTGATGCTATCGCAGTCGTCGTCGCCGGCGTGAAGGTAACCGTACCAGATGAGAAGTCTGTTATTTTCGCGTCATGTCTGAGCGTATCAGACTGGAAAATAGAAATGCGTCCGCCCTTGAATGACCGCCCGTCATTTTTCAGCAGGTCAGAATAGATCGTTACCGTGGTTCCGGCGCTTGTCGCCGTGCCGTCGGTATCCTTGATTTTGTTTCTGAGTTCCGGCACGTATTGAAATAGGTCTTCATCCGTTACGTCGCAGACGAGCGGGGTTAATACCACGTCAAACAGGTAATGGCGTACCGTCTCAACCCCTGATACTGTATAAGTAAGTGTCAGCCTGAAATTGCGTCCCTCTATTGAGTTTGCTACCGCTGAAAATATATAGCTGATTGTACCTGTACTGTCGATTGAACCTGAACCACTTGATAACACGCTCCCGCCGTTGTCAGCGATTGAAACTGTGGCATATGACGGGACATCCTGAATATCACGAGTATAAAAAGACCACGTGAAAGTATGAGCCTTGTCTACTTGATACTCTCTCTTCACTTACGCCCCCGAAAGAAAATACCACTGAATTTTGGTTCGTTGACCTTCTCAGTTTTCGCGGGGTTGATGTCCTTGATTACTATTTTTTCCTCTGACGGCATTCCGAGCAGTTCTCGATACTGATTTTTTTTCAAATACTTACCAGCCAATTCTCCGTTAGATTTCGCCATTGAAAGGAAGTAGCCGACAATCGCGCCGTTGATAATGTGAGTTTCACTTATTTCGAACACGTCGTCGCTCCTTCAATTTGTCGCTTGCTCTTTCGTAGTTCCTGTTGCGGTAGGAAACGCGTGCACCCTCAAGAGTTTCCCGCGCTTCCCGCCGTGACAGTGTGCCCTCTTTAACGGCTGCATCAATCTGCTTTTCAACGAGTTCGAAAAATGCAGCCGCCATGATTAGATTTGAGCGTACGTGACAACCACAGTCGCAACGCCTGCATCGTTACCGGAAGTGCCGGGAACATACAGGGCATAGACAGCCGTCGGTGCAGTAGTGATGTCGCATGCAGCCGCCGTCATGGTGACGGTAGCCTTCCCGGCTGTCGATACGTCGATGTTTGCTGCGAATGCGTCATTGTCCGCAACAGTGCCGACCTGGATGAGGTCAGTACCGCTTGAATTAAACGCAGTGTCGACCAGCACTTCGATGCTCGTCATAACGCTGCCCTGAGGAATGTACCCCATGAGCAACTGTGAGACGTCGGAGTACTGTACTTTCTTAACGAGTTTTCCTACGAATTCCATGTTATACCCCTTAGGCGGTTTTGGTTTTCAGTCGCGCGATGCCGACCTGGTTGACGTTCTGGGTTTTCAGTTCCCAGTTCGCGGCGGTTGCAAGGTCAGTATCGGAGATTACTTCCGACAGACTTCCCTTGAAATTTACGCCGTACATGCCGATACCGTAATCGTGCTTCATGTTGACGACCCAGCCGAACTGACGAGCAGCGGCAAGACGTGCAGTCTCGATCATCGGTTGTCCAGCACCGCGTACAGTCAGCACACGTGCGCTGATGAGGTACAAGTAGTACTGAGAGCTGCCAAGGTTCGCGAACTTGTCAGACGGAATGAAGCTCATGCCGAGTACGTTCATGGGGAGAACGCCATTCTGTACCATGCGGGTCTGATTTTCAAGTCCAAAAGTGTTGGCAGTCATTGCGACGAGACCAGCCTTCAGGAGTTTGAAGTACAGAGCAGAACGGCCTGCGGCAATTCCGCCCTGAAGTTCCAGTCCGCGATCACCGAGCAGTGCCATGGTGTCGACGATCTGGTCGAGGTCGATCACGCCAACTCCGGTAGCGTCATACTGTGCGCCGGTGAGAGTTTCGCCTATGCCCTTGATGACTGCAACAATGTCGCTGTCAAGGTCCTGAACCGCTTTCCGTCGCAGTTTCACGGCTGCCTCTTCGTACTCCAGCGCGTCAATGTCCTTGATGACGTCGGAGTAGGTAAGGTTTCCATAACGCCATACGCGCGGGTGAGTAACCTTCGTGTGAGTAACGGTGTAAGGAGAGATGGTACCAGATGCGCTCACCGCTTCCGGGGCCACGTCCTGTATGTCGCGCTCGCGTGCGTAGTAGCTGCCAGTGCCTGATGGGATTGGTCGGCTGTCAACGTCGACCGCGTTGGTAGCGATGATTTTGCTATCATAGAGCCAATTGTCGCCGATTGCTTTTTCAATCAGCTGGCCATCAATGGCCGATACGTCTGAATAATTTGGCTGTGCCATAGTTGTTATCCTTTATACTTTTGATGTGAGCAGCTTTTCGTACAATCGCGGATTCTCTCGTTTTGCCGCTAAGAGTATCTGCGTTCTTCCCTTCGTGTCTGCCGCTGCGAATTCCTTAAGGATAGGTTCAACCGTACCAGACCCGCCGCCGGGGCGAGGCATTTCAGGAGCCGCTGTCGCAGCCGTTTGGGAGAGTTCCCTTGCCCATGACACCCGCTGCTCAATTGTCATGTTTTCTGGGAGCTTGTTGAGTAGTTCAATCTGTTTCTCTGTCAGTGCCTTTTTGATCGTCTCGAGTTCAGACGTTGCTGCCTCTTCAAACATTTTGATGCGCTTTTCGTATGCGCTCATGGTTTCGAGTTTCGGTAACGTGTCCTCGTACAATCGCTTATAGTTGCCCTGTTCTTCGGCTGCCTTTCGCGATGCTTCTTCTTGCGATTTTTCGACTTGCTCAAGTCGTGTGCGGAGGTCGTTCCGTTCCGCTCTCAATCGCTGGCTTTCGCGCTTCAGTGCTTTCGCCTCAGTCACAGTCACTATTTCCTTTTCCGTTTCTGCATCCTGTGCAATTTCGGTATTTTCTTCAGCCACCTGGGCCTCCTTGATATACTCCCGCCAGGAGAGTTATAACACGATTATAGATGTTATTTATTTCATCGTCAATGTATATCACAATGTGATATGTTCACGGCATCCTATGTTCAAACGGGAGAGGAGATTTTTCATTACATTTGAAAATTGAATTGTGCGGTGTGTATTTGTGATATAGTGGCAATACCACGCCTATGCTCATCTTCTCAAACTTTGCACAGTCTCCACCTGGTGTCCTGCTCTCATGGTGCCGTCCGCCGACGGTGTAATAGTCGAACCCAGCCAGATAGATTACTGAGAAATTGAAAATGCGGTCGGCAAGTTGCATAGTAATGAAGCCGGTATCGCCTCTCATTGCGTCGTCAAGTCCATAATGATGCGTGCATGTTTTGCATAACCGGTCGCAACCAGAGTTAACGTAGAACCCAATCAGCTTCACACCGTCTCTCAGTGTCTTGTCAGAATAAAATGCCTGTAAGTCAGGGTCATAATAGACAATGATGTCTGCCTGTTCCCATCTGTGCTGGTTCGTAGATATTTTCACGCAATCACGGTACTCATGCTTTGGGAAGTCGTCAAGGCTTGTCCCGCCGCCATAGATAATGCACTTCTTCCCTACCCCGATATTTTGTAATTCCCTTACACTGTTAGTATACATACGTCATGCAGCGACATGCGCAATTGTGCATTGCTGTCCTGTCAAACCTTGCGCCCTCCACCGCGTCCGGGTGATTGTCGGCTGCGTTCGTGGTCTCGAAACAACACGCCATGGAAGCGGAGCCGACGATGCGCAGCTTTCCGCGTGAAAAACAATTTGCAGTCCATTGATTATCCCACAGGTACTTCCGTGTGTAATAGTCGGCCAGCCAGATAGCATCGGCGCGGTCGAAATTGCAATAATAGATTGTCGGTATCGCGTGTTCCATGCCTGTGCGCCTGAGCGTGATACCCTTGTGTCTGACTGATGGTTCTATGCCGTACTTTGATAATCGCGCCGTGTAGTGGAGTATGTCCCATGCCTGCTTGACCATCTCTTCATGAGCACATGGGAGACTAAAGTTTTCGCGCTCCCTGTCTACCCGGAGATGCGGTACCGCCACGTGTACTGGCTCGTCTCCGTAGTGATGAATGAGAGAAACCAGGCTTCCCTCTGAAAATAAAGTATCCGGCGGCAGGTAGAAAACCACGTGATCTTTTTCCTCACATGTTCTCTGTGCCGCTTCCACAATACCGAGATTAAGATTTTCAGCATCGTAATCAGTCAGATGGTAATTGACCTCAACGCCGCTGGCAATGAGCGCATTGACGTCATTTGAGATTGCAAGTAGTGCGCGATTTCGCAGGTACTTATAATCGCCCCATGCGTTCGAGTGTATTGTGATTTTCATAATGCTTTCGGCATGACATAAGCTGTCATGAGCATGGCATCAGAGTATGCGCCGCGTCCCGGCACTATGTCATTATACGTGCGCGCCTGACACTCGCTCACATGGCTGTCTCGGTCTTCCAGTTCACCGCAAAATGCAATATCAGACGAGCCGATAATGCGGCACCGTTTTGTTTCTACCGCGTGCTGAAAAAATCCATTATCATAAAATATCCAATCTTTCCTGTTCCTGTTTTGCCAGCATTTTATGTCATTACCATCTGGCTTGAAAAGATAGATTGTCGGGTAGCCGTGATTGACGATGGTGTACTCATCCACTACCCTGCTTGATTGTCGCGTGTATGCGCTGTTTGATAATAAGTCAATGTTGCTGTCAACGGTTGATTTATGCGGGTATGGCCATAGTGCGCACATGAGTTCATAATTCCCCATGGGCATTTTCAGATTCGCTTTTTCCACATCTTCCGTGATGAAACGATAATGCGGCCATGCCACATAGATATTGCGATGCTCTGCATATTTCGCGGTGTAGTAAAGTGTCTCCGCACCGTACAGTGTATCAGGCATGAGGAGAAAGAAATAAGCGCCTTCATTCACACATTGCGTCATACAGTCAATGATGTCATGACATATGCAGTCCGGGAACCGTGGAAGGTTCTCATCTCGTTTGTACAGTTTTATATCAACTGTATGCCCCTCATTTCTCAGTCTCTGAACAGATGGAATGATTGAAGGCAGGGCGTATTTTTCATAGAAAGTCAGGCAGCGCCCCCAGCATGATGAGAAACAAATTATTTTCATTGCGTCACCTCAAATTAGTTTTTTGAATGCCTCTGTCCAGACACTTGCCCATCTGTGAGCGCGTGCCCAATCTTTTAATGTTTCCGGATCGTATTCAGCATTAAGTTTATCTTCGATGTCTGATCCATCGTCAATAATTGCCATGTCGTAAAAATCATTACAATGAGTACTCTCTACAATAGGTCGGCATCCCATGTATGCAGTTTCGTATACCTTCCCCTTTGCGCCGAACATTGCAGGTTCCGTTCCCGGAGAAGCAAGTGTCGCATAATAATTTTTCGAGTTCTTCAGTATCTCAAACCACTGATGCGCTTCCGCTGTAAGCCCGATATTTACCACACCATGTTTTTTCAATCTCTCGTTCAATGCTACCCTGTAAGGCGCATTCATATTGCTTCCAGTCATTGACAAACGAATGCACCTGCTTTTATAATCAAGAATTGTTTCAGGCATATTCAAAGGTGAAAATCCACGAGTGAAAACAATAGGTGATAATTCTTTGTTGCTCGTCAATACGGCATTGAAGTACTTATAGATTCGCCTGTACCATTCGATCTGTCCGCCTGCGTCACTCTCAGTGTCGAGTAGTACCATTTTTGCTTTCAAATTATGCCACTCATCATATTCCCAGATTGGCATTTCTATGAATTGCTGAATGTTTTGATGGTGTCCGATTGAATGACCGTAGCTGTCATGAATAATAACATCGTATTTTTTCAATCTTTCGAAAAGTGATTTCACTTCCGCGTATGTCTGTATTTTTTCTCCCTTTTCTTTCTGCCATGGCTTTATTGTGCCGACTGTGAACATGTCACATGCTTTTATGAGCTTCAATTCCTCATAGACTACGTCTGAACCGTAGCCAGTCCAACCTACCCATGCGAGGTTCATATTTTTATATCAAACCTCTGGTTACATTCTCTGCATCCTATTCTGTACCCGCGTCCGCCGAGGAAGGATTCCCCTGTCGCGCCTTTATAAATGTTCCTGTACGTCACGTATTTTTTGCAGTGCGGGCATTTCGCAGTGAACATGTATAACTTGCCTCTGTATTTGTCCGTGTCCTCATGGTGTATGTCAAGATCATCAGAGTTCATTCTGTTCTCATTTACCACGTATGACTGAACAATGTGACCTTCAGGAATTGCCCCGATTGGTGGACACCCTTTCTGAATGTATGCAAGTTTTTCTGCGTCTGTTTTTCCTGAAAAATAATGATTGTACAGGTCGCTTCCTGGATACGGTGAAATAGGCGTGATGTTTATCAGGTATCTCTTGTTTGCGCGCTGCCATTCGATAACTTCCTTGACCGTCTCGCTCTTCTCCCATGGTGAACCGAGTAGAATGTTTCCCTGTATCCCAATTCCTGCGTCATAACATTCTCTGAGTGAACGTTCGATCTGTTCCCGTGTGATCTTTTTTTGCATCTTTTCGAGAATGCCATTATTGATATGCTCAATACCAAGAGACAACTGAAAACATCCTGATTTTTTCAATGCTGATGCGATTTTAGAATCAACGTTTGTGACCCTCATCTGCGTCATCCATTTCATTTCATACTTTCGCATAACGTCGCAAATGCTCTCAAGTCGCGGTCTGTTATCGCTGATGAGCTCATCAAGAATGCAGAGCGTGTTGATTTTGTACCGTGATTTCAGGTACTTCACTTCCTCTTCAAACTTTTTGATACTTCTCTGTCTGTACTTTTTCCCGATTGGGTGATAACAGAAAACGCAATTATACGGGCAGCCCCTGCTTGATATAATCGGCAGTGCGCGAGGCTTGTCGAAATGGTAAGTGTAATGCTCATCGCCGCATAACTGCCTGTCAATGTACTGTTCGACCATCAGCCCGTCATAATCAGGCATTGGCAATTCGTCAATGTCTTTGATGCTCTCAGCGCGTATGATGCGCTCTGTGCGTTTCCCTGTCAGCAATTCGTACAATGCTATTTCTCCTTCACCGCATATCACGTGATCCGCGCTGAAGTCTCGCGCCATGATTTCAGGTTCAGAGCTTATAAGCCCGCCGCCCATGACGATTTTTATCGACGGATTGATCTGCCTGACATTCTCTATTACTTTTTTCAGCGTCGAATAGTGTACTGACAATCCGCCTGTACAAAATACTGTCGCAGATTTTACATGCTTCGTAAACCATGATTTATAATCAGGAATAAATTGCCTCTCATTCTCATTGATGAAAAGTATCGGAAGTCCTTTCGATTGCAGGTATGATGATATGTAACCGAGTCCCAATGGCAGCTCATAATACATGCCGATCGGTCGATACTGTGGAGCGTATAGTATAATCATATCTTCCCCTGGCATCCCTTGCATTGCGCCTGTACAGTCTCAATCCTCACGACCTTTTCACTCATTGCATCAAGGCGTGAATGAAGCTGTGAATGGGAAAGTCTGTTTGCGCCTCTTTCGGCTTCTTGCCGCTTCCCTTGATACCCTCTATTTCCAATTTGGAATTAGGGCAATTATGAACGTCCATTGTTTCGATACTTTCACACCGTCTGCTCATTCAATAATTCCTTTGTAAGTCCAATAGTTGGGTCTGTGTTGATAAACCTGTCACCAAAAACTTCAAGTCCCTCTCCGGTGCTGTCATCAATGACAATAAAATCTGTAATTCCATTTTCATCAATATATTTCTGTATTTCAATGTACCTGTTATGTTCTCCATCGATTACCGGTGTGATGCCGATTATTTTTCCGGGCATATTACGCGCTTCCCAAACATGACGCAGATATTCAATGCCTTGCAATTTCCAGTTTGATGATACCACAATATTTGATGAGAATTTTGTTATAATTTCTCTCAGTGCTTCTACTGCTTCCTGCTTGAATAATCCACCGTTCCTGTCACTATTTCCTTCAGATGGTTTGATGTGTAATACACCGTCAATGTCAAGGAAAATAACTTTCATACCTTCCCCTGGCATCCCTTGCATTGCGCCTGTACAGTCTCGACCCTTACCAGGCGTTCACTGATTGTGTCAACGCGCCCGTGCATGTTCGCGTGAGCCAGCCTGTTTGACCCTTCCAAACCTTCGAGCTGCTGTCGGCTTGCGTAGTTGCCGATGGCTTCCATTTTGAACCCGTCAAGGTCTTTTCTCAGTTCTTGATACTGCCTCTCCAAAGTGTCGAAGCGCTTATCCAGTCGCGCCACGGCAGCACCGAGCATCGGCTTGACCACGGCGAACAGGGAGCCGACCAGCCCTCCCAGTGTTGTGAGTAGTTGAATGATAAATTGTTCGCTCATGACTTCTTACCAGTCAGTTTCGCGATTATCTTTTTCATAAATGACGGGTCGTCATTCTGTCCGCTGATGCCTTTAATAATAAGTGGTTTCATCCGTCTTCCTCCTCATACCAAAATAAATCAGCGAAAACAGTTGTAGTTGTCGATGTCAAGTTTGTAATGAGCAGCAGATATTCAAGTCCCGGCTTAAACACATACTCATTATCAGACCCGCCGCTACCTCCTGCTCTGTTCGCAGGTTGACCGGCTGCGCCATATGACGCCGTGGCGAGAAGTTTCCCGTTATCAGTGATTGTCAGCGTACCGTCTTTCAGTACCATCTTCGGGGTGTCAGGTTCGTTCCTGTTATGGTTCACAAGTCCTGTCAGTGCCGCCCCCCCTGTATAGGTAGGTGCCTCATACAATGACACACTGACAGCAGATGCCGTTGTTGAAATTGTCGTCGGCCTCCAGTGGATGTAACAATCAAGCGGCGCAACTATGATACAACCTTTCGCCTCGACGTTCCCAAGCGTAAATGAACATGGGTAATTGTACCCGATGCCGTCATGGATATAAGCATGGTCTGATTGAATGACCGGGTGAAAGCCTGTGAAATGCTCCCGCTGTAGGTTTTCTACAGTGACAGTCGGCTGATTAGCAATGAATACAGGAGTACCCATTATATCCGCGCCCTCCGTTTCCGCACACGTTCCATGCTTTCCTCAACGTGCTGTATTTCGATTGTCTTGACCTCGACTGCATATCTGTCAGTGCCTTTCAGTGCTGCATACTTCCCGCTGTCTCCGAAGTCCACCCGCGTGCCGTCCTCGAACACGTACTGTCGCGCCGTGCCGTCTACCTGTATGACTTTCATGGTGTGCCTCCGATGTTTTTCTTCAGCCAGTCAACGATTGCAGACTTCGCCGCCTTGATTGTTTCCTTTCCCTCGCTCATGAGGTTCGGTCTCCATTTCACATTACCACGGAGAATGTCGAGATTGTTTTTTCCATCAGCACGCCCGCCACTTACCGAGACGATGGCTGAATACTTTGTGACACGTTTCGTCCCCATGCTCTGCGTCATTTCTCCTGTCCAGTTCATGTCAACTGTTGCATTCCTTCCGCTTTTGATTTTCTTTTTAGAATACTCATACGAATATCCCTTCATCGGTACGCCGTCTCCGCCGCGCCCCTGTTCCCATAATTCGACCATCTTGCCTGCCACGTTCTCCCCTGCTGCCACGAGCAATTCACGCGGCGGATTGGTCAGCGTGCTGATGTACTTATTTGTCTTAGGTAGTCGGATTATCATGACTACACTTCCTTCACAACGGGTATCAATCTGTGCCGGCAATTATATCCTCCGCCATTGGTCGCCGCCGTCCCTATCTGTCCGTTCGACATGGCTTTCCATTCACTCAATGGGCGAACTTCCCCAACATGCTGCTCGCAGAATGGGCGCGTCAACATGTCCATCGGTCCCATGTACTTGTACATTTCCAGTCCTGCCTGTTCGCCGAGCAGTACCGTGGATGTGCGGTGCACCTCCTGCAGTGCCGTGCGCGCCCAACTTGTCGCCTGTGCAGAGCTGATGTCCAGTGCCTTTGCAATGGCGTCCAGTGCAGCATCTTTGTTTGACAGTCCCAACGCCAGCTCCGTTACCGGTCTCAAAAGTTCGTTACTGAGCTTCATCCCCTGCTGCGTGATAGTCCCGGCGTTCATTGCCCTCATGCTTTCGAGGGTCTGCAGCGCCGCCGGTTGGTATTGTAAGTCCTCCTGCATGGCTTGCCGGTAAAAATCAATGGATGCGTCCATTGCCGCCTGTTGTCCCTCTGTCAGCACCCGTTGTCCGGCTTGATAGTAACCGCTGTCAATCAGCACCTTTTCAATGTCTGCAGCCTGCAATGCAAGGTCTGGGTCGTTAATCAGTTTCGTGGTATTCTTCAGGATGTTCCGGTACACCCGGGCATACTCCTCGATCAGCGCATCTTGCACACCCTCTACCGCTGCGATTTGGCGTAACTCGACAGTCTCAGCGGACAGGTGGCACCCCCGTCAATGGAGGCAGTGCCATTTTCTGAGAATCATTGCGCGACTTATTCTCCGCGTACATTTCCTCCGCACGTTCCCGCGTGATGTCAGGATTCTGTTCCATCAATATATCAATATCTGTCAGCACATTGTATGTCTTCATCATATTGTACCGCTGCGCCTGTTCAGTGTATGATTGCGGGTAAGTGATTTCGGCAAAGTCTATTTCAAACTTTGCTTTCACGTCGATAATCGGCAGCCCCGCGGCTGGCGCATTGGCATTGTATATTACACGCTCGATTTCAAACAGTTCCTTTTCATGCGCCCTGTACAGTGGCAGCTGCGCTTCCCGCGCCTCCATCTTGCCCATGTTGCTGATGGTCAAGGCGTACCCGCTTTGAGGTTGTGCGCTCATGGTGAAGTTTTGAGGGGATACCCCGTAGCCAGTCAGCACCGACATTATGCGCGCTTCAAGTGTCTTTTGAAGTGCCTCGATGTTTGACTGAAGGTCAATCGATGTAGCCGTTGCATTCTGTCCATCACGCCCCTGCTCAAACGCCAGCACATTACCGGGTCCGAATTTCAGTTTACCCGGCACCTTGCTCAGATCGGGAACTGTCAATACTACCTGTTTGAAGGTCTGG